GCCGTATCGCTGTCGCTCCCGCCGCCGGACGGCAGCACGTCGAACCCGAAGGAGGCGTTTTTAATGGTATTGGAGACTTGCCGCACGGGCTGCGACAGACGGTCGACGACCAAGCAGGGCCGCGGCGGCTGCGCCGACTGGCCTTGAATGCTGCCCCCGCCTTCGCGCGCAATCCTGATGGCGTCCGGCCATTGCTTCCCGACGCGGAACTGCTTCGCGAGGACAATGCGGGCGCGCTGCGCTTCTTCCGCTTCCGCCGCGCGGTTCCAGCGTTCCCGCGCTTCGCGAATTAGATCCTCGTCTTTGGGCATCAGCGCTTCATGGCTTTCAGTTGCTCCCGTTCCGCTTCAATCCCCGGCATCGCGCGCCGCGTCAACTCCCGCCACTTCAGCGCGTTCTTCGCATGCTTCAACAGCAGCACCTGCACCCGCGGGGGACACGCCAACAGCAGGAAGTAATCGTAAATGGCGTTGAGTGTGCCGTCCTCTTCGCCAATCCGATACCCCCGCCAGATGTCGCCCGCCACGCGCTTCCACTTCTCGCGCCCCTCGCACACGATGGCCAACAGCCGTGGCCGGTCCCGCTCCATCTGGCGGATGAACTCCTGAATGTTATCCGTCAGCGCCCGCTCGCGCGTCGTGCTGTAGCCGACAATAGGGAGGTCTGGCAGGCGGAACATCAGGCGTGCCCAGCTTTACGTGCAGTCATCGCCTTCCGTGTGCTATGGCTCGCAATCTTGGCCTTACTCGCCACATCCTGCGCATGCACAAATTGCTCAATGGCGTCACTCTTGCGGTCTGCGATGGCTTGATGATGTCGTGCACCACGCGCAGCTGTCGACGTCGGCCCGCAGTGGCGGCAAAACGTCACCGCTCCAATGACGCGCGTGCCTGGACGCCCACAGCGACAAGGCGGCGGATCAATCACCGCGAGCATCGCCGCCACCCGACCTCGCGGCGCCTGACCGTCCTTGCGCAAACGCACGCGCACGGCCCGAGCGAATCGCGCCACGGCGCCGGGGCCATTGAACGCAATAAAATCATGCTGCGCATGGGTATACGTAATGCGTCTCAGCCCGGCGATGAGCCATCCTACCGGGTCCGTCTCGGTATCGCGCACATCGCCCTGAAACGTGAGGTATTTCATGTGGCGCCTATCCTACCCCATCCATGACTGACTGAACCCGGTAAACTGCGGTGTCGGCACGGGCGCCTCTTTCGGCTTCCGTGCCACCGTCTGCGCAAACGTCAGCGCCAACGCATCCCCTTCATCCGGCGACGGCACGTCGCGCGCCTTCATTTCCTTCTTCGATTCCAGCCACACTCGTTGCTGCAGGTCTTCCCGTAAGCCAGGCGCTGTTAAGTCGCTCTCGAGCCGCGGGCTGATATCAATCGCCCCGTTCAGGAGCCAATCTTTCATCCGGCCCCACATCATGTCGCGCATGTAGCGGAACTTCCGGTCGGGGCTATCCGCGCCGAAGTTCACTTCGAGGAGATTGCTGAATCCGAGTTCGCGGAGTCTCGTCCCGACAGATCCTGCAATCCCTGCGCTGTCAAGGAATAGCATCGAGACCCGTTGTCCCCCATAGGTCCCAGCCAATACATCTGACAGTCGATTCGTGAGCACTGACGGATCGCGGGTAAGCTCGCCAGCAATGCGGATAGCTGGAATAGAGCGGGCGTCTCGTCCTCTGCGAAATCGGATGACATTCGAGTCTTTCCCGCCCCACGCAAGATCGCATCCTGCCACGAGCGGCTCGTCTTCGAGGACTTCGACTTTCCTTTTTTGAGCATCTCTCACCCGCATGAAGTCAATAAACTGCGCATCTTCCGCGTTCGGTGGCAAGCCCCGCACACGCACCCGGAAGCGGTCGCTCTCTTCGCCCCATTCCGTCAACTGCTCCGCGATGAGATCCTTGTTCGGAAACTTGCAGTCCCGTGCATCAATCGTCCACGTCTTCCAGCCGCGGCCCTTACCGGCGAACACGATGTCATGGAAGCTGCCGCGTCTACGCGTCGGGTTGCCAAACAGAAAGTGCATCGGCTCACCGTCCGTCAACCCGCCTTCCTGCACCTCGTGGATGATTTCGGGCACGTTCGAATCTTCGTCGTTCACGTAGAAGCTGGTGCTCGCGGCATTGTGCTGGCCGGCGAATGATTCACTGTTCTCAGGGTCGCACGTCTGTGGCGATACCTTCCACTCCGAGCGATAGCCCTTGCGATACATGATGCTCGTGTTGATTTCGAACCAGTGCGCCGTGATGGCGCGCTTCGCCCACGTCGTGATGCTCGGCCACGTCTTGTCCTGCAACTGCGGGCCGGTGTTGGCCGTGATAACGCCTTTCGCGTTGCGCCTCGTGGACATCAGGAAGCTGACCAGCATGCCCGTGAGCGCGCCCTTGCCGATGCCGTGGCCTGATGCAACGGCTGCACGAATGGGCATGACGGCATCGACACCGTTGAACTTGCGCAGACTGATTTCATGCCCGAGCCATTCGAAGAACTCGCACTGCCACACGTCAGGCTCGCGATAGGGCTCAAGCGGGCCTGGTTCGCCCCAGGGAAACGCGCCGCGGACCCACGCGAGCGGGTCGGCGTAAAGCTCGCCGCACCAGTCGTGCAGTTCGTCCTCGAAGTTCCGCGACGAGGCGACAGCGAGATCAGTCATTCGCGCTCGAGATCTGCAATCGTGTCCAGTTGCTTCGGGACTGCCGTCTTTGTCATGGCTTAACCTCGCACGCCTTCGCCATTTCCAGCACTGGGCAGGCGTCGTCGTGGAGCTTGTTCCCGTCAGGGCCAAGCGGATCACGGTAGCGACAGACGGTGCAGAAGAACTCTTGCTTGCGTTCGTTGAACGTGACGAGCGTGCCGTACAGCACCTCGAAGCACGCGCGCATCTCGTCGCACCGGTCGCACTTGGGCAGGGAGTTTCCTTCAGACTTATGTTCCGGCCAGTCGCCCCATTTCTGGTCGGCGGCCATCAGCGCCACTTTGAGTTCGTCATGCGTCCACGTCGTTTTCATTTCGATACCGAGGCCAGATTCGCTTCTGTTTCCAGTTCTGTCGCACAGAGCAACCACGCGCCCCCATCAAAACCTAGCGACTTGTCGCCCTTCGCTCGACGCTGCCACAAGGCGCGTAATTCACGCAGCGCCTTTGTGCGTTCCTGCTCCGCATAAGCGAGGCGCTGGTTGATAATCTCGCGCATCGCTGCGGAGTGCGCCCCGCATAAGCCCGTCACCTTGCCGTCTTCGTAATCACATGCGCACGTCATGTCATTCCCCTTTGCGCGATCGTTCCTTCGCGCGGTCCAGCCGTGACAACTGCTCTTCCGGCAGCGTCACTTCCACTTTATCCTTCAACCAGCCATTCGCCCGCGCGCCGAGCTCTAACGCCCGCGTCTTGTCCCACAGCTTGATTTCAATCGTCGTGTCCGTCTCACCATCACCGCTCGTGAGATTTTCTGTGCGCACCTTCACGCTGCTAATCGCCCGCTGCATGCGTTCCGGCATCGCGCGTAATTCGCGCAACGTGAACGAACGCTTGTTGCCATGCACCGCCGTGAAGGCGTCGATGATGTTCGAATGCGCGAGGTAGCGGACTTCGGCATCCCACGTCTCGCGCGTGATCTTGTTCTTGCTGCCCTTCGGTCGGCCTGGGCCGCCAATCTGGCGCTTGCCCTTCCAGTTCGCCTCTGGGTTTGGATTACTCACAGGATTTGTCAAGCGGAATCATGCCATATCCGTCAAGCTGGGCAGAAATAATCGCATAATGATGAACGCGCGCGCGCGACGTCTCCGTGCGCTTGGCCCTGGCCCCACTGGGGGTTACTTTTAAGATAAGAGAGATATAAATATGAGGCTGTTGGGCCAGTGTAGAAGGAGACGTGAGGCATTTGGCCTGTATGGGAAAACATTAGGAAAATCACTCAAACGTGAGGACGTCGTCTAGTGGGGCCGGATCGATTGGCCTGACTGGTAATGCCCAAAACGTGCGGCGAGGAAAGGAGCCGGGGACTGGCCCCACTGTGCAGCGGAGGTCGTTGGCCGCGCGCTTGAGGGTGCGTTCAGCGTGGCCGGCATTCTGGCCGTCGCGCTTGGCATCTTTGGATTCGGCGGCCCCGCCGTGGCTGGTGAGATAGTCCTCGAGCCAGTCGGCGGCTTCTTTGGTGGCGCCCTGTTCGGCGCGCGTGCCGCTACTAGCGTCGAGGGCATCTTGCAGGGTGCGCTCGGATTCGCCACACCAACGCAGTTGGGCGGTCGTCACCTCGCCTTCATCGGTTTCACTGACGGTCACTTCCGCGATCGTAAATTGCAGGCTTTTGAGGTCCATGCGGCCCAGGTTGTTCTTCGCATTCGCCAGGAGACATTT